CTGAGCGATATTCGCTTGCACTTCCCTGTATAAATACTAAGGATACATGATGAAAGTACTGAAAGAAATAACCGAGTGGGATAATCCCAAACAACTCAACCACACCTACATTCTCAATGATAAGTCTAGACTCATTGGTTACATACCATTGTCCGACCCTGCATTATGCGGTGTCAAGTGGTTCAGTAAGCCTACGTCATTCTCTAAGTCCAGAAGAAAGTTCATAGAACAACCAGAACTCGCAAAGGAATTACAAAGATGACTGAGTGGGGTTGGGTATCACGCGAGGGAGACAAACAAGCTTCTTTGCGTATCTCTGAGGGTAAGTTCGAAGGTGTTGTCTATCAATATGGTAAGGTAGTTCTACCCGATCCAAATGAAGAATATGCAGAAGGGGACTTGCCATTTCGGTTTGAGTATAGTATACTTGATAATGCAAATATCAATAAAGAAGATTTCGGAGAGGACTTCTTCAAAATTATCGGGGATATTCTAGTGAGTATCATTGACGAACAATTACAGGAAAACAACCTTGAGTACAGACCAGACGATTGAACTAACCACATTATCAGAGCTCGTTTCTAACGAGCAATACGCACGTAAGGTATTACCATTCATAAAGAGTGAATACTTCGCAGATAGAACAGAACGGATTCTGTTTGAAGAGATACAGAAGTTTGTCGAGAAGTATAACGCACTCCCTACGAAGTCTACTTTAGAGATAGAGATAGACACACGCAGAGATTTAAACGAGAATGATATTTCCCGAATACTGAGTACAGTCAAGTCTCTGAAAAGTGACAAAGAGATTAACTACGATTGGTTGGTCGAAACCACAGAGAAGTGGTGCAAAGATCGTGCGGTCTATAACGCAATCGTTGAGGGTATCTCAATCATAGACGGAAAGGATAAAGCTCGAGGCGCGGATTCCATTCCGAGTATACTCACAGACGCACTTGCAGTAGGGTTTGATAATCATGTAGGTCATGATTACCTAGAAGATAGTGAAAGTCGGTTTGACTATTACCATACGGTAGAGGAAAAAATTCCGTTTGACTTAGAGTTCTTCAATAAGATTACGAAAGGAGGATTGCCTCCGAAGACGTTAAACATCGCGTTAGCTGGAACAGGTGTCGGTAAGTCTTTGTTTATGTGTCACGTTGCAGCGAACTGTTTGTCTCAAGGAAAGAATGTGTTGTATGTCACACTGGAGATGGCAGAAGAACGCATCGCAGAACGGATTGATGCAAACCTGATGAACATCTCTATGGAAGACTTGCATGATTTACCCAAACAAATGTTTGACAACAAGATTAATAAAATCATTAAGTCTACCTCTGGTAAGTTGATTGTCAAAGAATATCCTACAGCGAGCGCACACTCTGCTCACTTTCGTGGATTGATTAAAGAGTTGGCTATCAAGAAAACATTCAAGCCTGATATTATATTCATTGATTATCTAAATATCTGTGCGTCATCAAGATTCAAGGGGAACGCAAATGTTGGTTCTTATTTCTACATTAAATCAATTGCAGAAGAACTGAGGGGACTCGCAGTTGAAACAAACGTACCGATTATGTCTGCAACACAGACCACTCGATCAGGATTCTCCAATAGTGACGTTGGGTTGGAATATACAAGTGAGAGTTTTGGTTTGCCTGCTACGGCTGACCTCATGTTTGCGCTTATCAGTAACGAAGAGCTTGACGAGCTTAACCAGATTGCGGTCAAACAATTAAAGAACCGATACAATGACCCATCCATGAACAAACGATTTGTAGTTGGTATTGATCGCGCAAAGATGCGACTGTATGATATTGATATCTCTGAACAACACAGTCTCGCAGACGCAAACCAGACTGTAGACAAAGATGATTTTGATACGCCTACATTTGACAAGTCTAATTTTGGTGGAAACTTTGATGGGTTCAAGGTGTAATGAACAATTCTTATATCACTGTATTTGATGAAGTTCTTTCTGATGAACGATGTCAATATTTTATTGATAAGTTTGAGAAAGATACTTCTGCACAAGAAGTACAGAACAATTCTCACTATACCGAGATGGGTGAAAAACGCGCAACCCTGACTCAAATTAATATGTTACATTCCCCTGATACGTTATGGAAAGAAGATGTTAATTTTCTTATGACCAATATCAGCAAATGTGTTGAGTCTTATAAAATGGAACATGAGATTACACCCTATCAATGGCCAGACAAGTTTGCACTTGAACCCCCTAAGATGAAAAGGTATTTGCCTGACACTACTGATGAGTTTCCACCTCATGTTGATGTGTTGGATTACGCAACCGCAAGACGATTCCTTGTTGCATTTTTTTATCTGTCTGATAATATAGGTGGACATACCTTTTTTCCTACAATGGATTTAGAGGTAGAATGTAAGAAAGGTTCTTGTATGATGTTCCCTCCACTGTGGACACACATACATGGAGGAGCTCGACCAGTGATATCTCCCAAGTATATTATAGGAAGTTACTTACAATATGTTTGAGATTAAACTTGACAATTTGGTATGCATGTAGTATACTGTAGCTAAAGAATTAGGAGAAAAACAAATATGGCTGACAATGATTTTTTAAAGAACATTATCAAAGATGTGGGGAATGAATACGCATCTATGGTAAGTGATGGAGTGGAGGCTGGTGACGTTGATTCGTTTATCGACACAGGCAGTCATGTATTCAATGCGTTACTCAGTGGAAGTATCTATGGGGGTTTGCCGTCAAATAAGATTACCGCAATCGCAGGTGAATCTGCAACAGGCAAAACATTCTTTTTGATGGGTATTGTCAAGAACTTTCTTGATAAGAATCCAAACGCTGGTGTTTTGTATTTTGAGAGTGAATCTGCAATTACTAAACAAATGGTTATCGACAGAGGGATTGACCCAGAGAGAATGGTTATATTGCCTGTCACTACGGTGCAAGAATTTAGAACACAATCTCTAAAGGTATTAGACGGATACCTAGAACAACCCGAATCAGATCGTCAACCTTTGTTTCTATGTTTGGACAGTCTTGGTATGTTAAGCACTACCAAAGAAGTTGAGGATACCGCAGACGGCAAAGAGACAAGAGACATGACAAGAGCTCAAGTTCTCAAAGCTGCATTTCGTGTATTGACTCTGAAACTTGGTCGTGCAAAAGTTCCTATGGTTGTAACCAATCACACTTATGACGTTGTAGGTTCTATGTTTCCCACAAAAGAAATGGGCGGTGGTTCTGGACTCAAGTACGCAGCTAGTTCTATTATCTATCTGAGTAAGAAGAAAGAGAAAGATGGCACTGAAGTTATCGGCAACATCATTCACTGTAAGAACCACAAGTCTCGTTTGACTAAAGAGAACAAGATGGTTGATGTGCGACTTACTTATGATAAGGGACTTGACAAATACTACGGACTGTTAGAGTTGGCTGAGAAGTATGATATCTTTAAAAAGGTGTCTACAAGATTTGAACTTCCAGACGGAAGCAAACAGTTTGGTAAAACTATTTTAAATGATCCACTAACATACTTTACTGAAGATGTTATGAAACAATTGGATGAGGCTGCAAATAAGGAGTTTAGATATGCTTCGGGTGATTGAGAATTGTTGTGATTTACAATATCTAGAAATGATGAAAGGTGTTGCAGAGACAAGTGAGACTTGGAATCTGAAACATCCTCTTGGGTTTCCATTTAAAGATAAACATTTGAAGTTGGACATTATTGAAAATGATCCTGTACATGATTTGCTTGCAGGCATGGCAATGGGATTGCTTATACAGATTTACAATAGTAAAACTGAGGGTGGTCAGTTTGCATCAGATTTATTTTTGCCTGAGGTTTCGTATTGTGCAATATCCGTAAAGGACAAACACAGACAAGATAATTCACACACAGACCATGAAAAGGATTTGGATTATATAAAAATAATGGGATTGCTTAATGCAAACTGGCAACCCAAAGATGGTGGTGAGTTTATTCATGGAGAAGAAACTATACACATGAAACCTACAAGCTTTGTAATATTTGATCCACGAATTGCGCATTGTGCATCCCCAATCAAATCTCATGAAAAAAGATTTGGAATTGATTTTACAGTAAGAGGAAAAAGAAAATGAATATGATTAATATTGGTGACAAGGTTTCGTACTCAAACATATACAACGAGAAACAAGTTGGCGAAATCATGGAAGTCTGTTCTGACATGGACTCGTATGAAGAAATGCGATTGAAAGATGGTGTTCCACTTTACTACTCTAAGAAACTTAGCAAGTTTGTTCCTGTTAAACCGAAGAACATGAGTACAGTTTACCTAACACTTAAAACTTCTCAAGATAAAACTGACTATATATTATTTAATGATAATTTTATGAGTGAGTAAATGAATTTTATTGAGATAGTTGATGACACACCACCCCTATGGGCTAAACGCAGAGCATATGGTGAACTGAATACATGTAAAGATGTTATAGAATATTTTGAAAATGTTCCAAATAAAAGTAAAGGTGGACTTCCTTTCTTTAATAAGAGTCGTAAAAAAGTTTGTGTTACAAAGTCTTTTAACTTTAGTGATAACAATCCCATCAACGCAAGCATCTATACCTTTGTAAATAATTCATTAGCAAACTACTGTAAAAAGTATGACTACCTTAACAAACTAAACAAAAGTTCGTATTGGAGATTGTGTCCTGTATATAATCTTCAAAAATATGAACAGGGAGAAGGTTTCTTTTCTTTACACAACGAACAGTCTGGCTCCTATCCATATAGACTACTTGCATGGATGGTTTATCTTAATGACGCAAAGTCAGGCACAGAGTTTCCCTATCAAGAAATGACTGTAACACCCAAAGAAGGAAGAACTGTTATCTGGCCTGCAGGCTGGACACACCCACACAAAGGTGTAACTCCAAACGAAGGCATTAAGTATATTGCGACAGGTTGGTTTTACACATTACCAACAGGCGAACCTAAGTTTGATGGTAGGCATCCAGACGAACAAAATATACAAGAGATATTAGTATGAGTGCATTATCTAAGTTAGTTGGCAAACCTGAGCCATGGAGATGGTTTACTGAAAAATATCCTGTTAAGGTAAAACAAGTAAACCCACCTACAAGTTTTACCAAAACAATCAAAGAAAATATTCTTGAAGCGGGTGATGCGTTACAAGGACGAACAGCTGCTAAATGTTTGATGACTAAGTGGAACATGCATGATGAATATAAAACTTTTCGTATGGTAGGAGAAGAAGCAATTGAAATTGCAAACCTATGTCCACTTGCAAAACGAACTAAACCAGATGGAAGTCCAGATGATGTTCCTCTTTACATAAAAGAAAGTTGGGGATTAGTATACGGCAAAGGACATACTTGTGAAGAACACAATCATTGGCCCTCTCTTTGGTCTTACACATATTGTGTAGAAGCATGTAAGGAGTGTGCGCCATTAATATTTAACGATAGTGATGAGCGTGATGATGAGGGTACTCCACTTCACA